TGATTCAAATTTTTTAACCAAATAACCCATTACATCATCGGCTTCAATTTTTGGAATGCAAATCATCGATACTGGTAATTGGGTACAATATTCAATTAATCGTCCCATTTGATTAGCCATTGATTCGCTTTCTTCCTTTTTATCGCCGAATACTTTCCAATTGGTTACTTTAATATTAGTACGATTTGCTTTATAATCAGAATATAGATACTTTTTATTAGTAGAATTGCCTTGTCCATCAAACACTAAAATAACCCTAGTCGGTTGGTATAGCTTAATAGCATAACCAACCGATTTAAGGAAGCCAACAAGACCACCTACATGGTGGCCGTTGGGATTTAAGTGCTGAATAATAGCAAATGAGCGGAGAAATGTATTCATTGAATCTACAACGAGTACTCTAGCATTTTTTGAATTATTTTTATCTGCGCTTAACTCAGAGAATAACTTGTTTAGAAATTCTTTATTCATTATCTAATTCATCATCAATAGAAATTGTTGGAGCGATATTTTTACCTTCATCCCATTCGCTGCTATCTTCAGTAATTTGTAGATCATCTACATCTGTTAGTCCTTGGAACCACTCACGTGCGTGTTCTTTCTTGTATTTAGCAATCGCATTTGGTGTATCGCTAATAAAACCATGTGGAGTAACAATAATAGTAGATGCAGTTGCTACACCACAATCAGCGTGAATTTTATCAATTGCTATTTTAGTACGTTTAGCAAATTCTACTGATTTACCATCTTTAACTGCTTTAATCTTAGATGTACCTGAATTAGTTACGTTACCATAAGTAATAACAACGGCAGCATCCCAATACATTGTATCTCCACCTTTATTAGTACGTTTAGGTTGTGCCATTGGCATCATAGCCGGCTGAACACCCGTTTTATTAATAACAAAGAATGTATTCGTGTATGGGTATTTTTCCTTACGTGATAATGGAAATTGCTGGTTGATAAAGTTACCAAATTGAGTAGCCATCGCACCTGCATTCCACATTGGGTTGTTTTTGCCTTGATCCACACTCATTTGGCATGGTAATGATCCAACTGAATCCCATAGAAATAATAAATCATATGGCAAACGTCCTTTTGCTTGCTCGTTTAAAATATCTGAAATAAATGCGGCTACATCTTCAATACAACCGATAGAGCCTCTATCAATGTAAAGAAAAAAACCATCATAATCAATTACTTCACCTGTATCTTCATCTGGAATAGCGGTTAATTCTAATCCCATTTTTTGTGCATGAGAGAAATCCCATTTCATTTCCGAAATAATAAATACAGGCAATATACCCATTTTCTGAGCTGTAACAGCAGTTTCAATAAGTAAAGTTGTTTTACCTGTATCAGAACCTCCACGCGCAATTGTAATTTGTCCCATTGGTACACCAGGAATAGAAAGTGCATCTTTCACTGCTGGGGTAAATGGAATCCATTTTTGTTCTTTAAATTTAGTAGTCTGATCTAAGTATTTAGATTTCTTAAATGCAGATAAATTAAATTTAGACTTGTCACCCAAAATATGGGTGACAGTCTCAGATGGTGATTTTTTAGCCATTATTGAAATAATTCGTCGAATTTATCTGATGAGTTTGTGT